ATGCGGTATCAAGTGATACTTCATTAAGTGATTGTTTCTTTTTCATATTATTTATCTCCTGTATAGTTGTATTCTATATATTAATAAATATCGAAAAACTTTATTTTTGCATGTTTTTGAAAGGATTGTGTGTCTTATTCTGCTGTTTATTTTGCTTTTTTACATGATCATTGTGTCGTGTAATTTTATCATTTACGCACTGAATATAGAATCTTCGCATAGAGATCGGCATATTATAAATCTCAGTGTGAGTAAATCCTCCCTCTCCGTTAGTTACTAGGTAGAAAATCTCCTTGTGCAGAACGGCCTTGTACTCAAGACCTAGGCCAAAAAAAGTCGACGCCAATCGGAAGATGTACATCTTCTGAGTATCCAACATCTGGTCTATCTACTCTGACAGTTAAATCATAATCAGGTGATATATCTATCATATAATTACGAAGAAATAGTGAATCACGTGCAAGTAATTGATTATCTATAAATTTGTGAATATACTTCTTATCATCATTACCATCTATGTCTATTATAACATTCTTTAACAGAGTTGTAATAGGTTTAGAAATTCCTACTTTTTCCTGTCTTTCAACTTCTTTATTGATCGTAAATTGTTCTTTAGCTGTTTGTAACTTAAATGTTACAGTTTTTTTACTAACCGGTAATTTAATTTCGAACCTATTTTCATTATGAAATATGGATTCATCGAAGTCTCTAGGTTTCAAATCATTTAAGTTTACTGTATGTGCAAAAGGTTTATCAGTATCTGGATGTGTTATATTTATTTCATATTCTTGTCCATATCCTAAAACTCTTGCAGCTAACATCATTGCACTTCTATCACCAACAATCATGTCACTAATTTTAACAGCTTGGCCTTCTCCGTTACCTATTACCAATGCTTCATATAACCTATCTAATGCCTTCCCTTGTTTAAGTAGATTATTATTAGTTAAGATATCCTCTTCTCTCGCAGTCATATATTTCATCTCTATGTGACCTACAGAAAGTGGATTATCTGTTGGATAACATAATCCTTTAGATGGTAGTGGTACAATTTCTGTTGGAAACTGTGATTCTACTGTAGTATTTTCTTGTTGTGTTCTTGCTAAGATTTGTGCTTTTATTTCAGCATCTGATAATTGTTTTTTTGCCATGTTAAAACTCCTTTATTTGATTCGTAACTATATATAAATATCTATAAAATAAAAAAGTCCTATTGTTATATAGGACTTTCTTAATATATTGTGATTTAGGATTATAATTCTAATAATGCCCAATCATATTTAAGTGTTAAAGCAACTTCTAGTGGTTGATCATTCGCCCAATCATACTCACCCATCTCAGTAGATAATGGAAACGCTCCTTTTAATATCCATCTTTCACAGATACCACCTGCAGGATCTAAACCTTCGATTGTTACATCTTTTTTATATTCTGATGGATATCCTGCTTGTCCAGTAGCTGCTTGATACCCTAATCTAACCCAATCCATAACTTCTTGAGCTCCTGATGGTATGATCGGATCATATAACGTCATAGTTACATCACTCCAATCTGCTTTTCCTTGTAATTTTCTTTTTGTATTAATATGATCTAATACTATTTCTGTAAATGTTATACTCGGTCTTGTCACCTTTTTTACTAAAAATGATGATATACCATTACATGTTAAGACAAATCTATTTGCAGTTTTAGGTGTAAATATTGTTGATGGTCCTCCCATAAAGGACGTTGGTTCATATGCGTCAAATTCTGGCATTGTTATTCTCCTGTTCTATTTATTATAAATATCATTAATCATTAAAAGTCGCCCCAGTTGGCATGATATTAAAGTCAACTACTATAAATTCTGCAGCTCTTGCTGGTTGAATAAATATGTCTCCCTTCATGATATTTCTGTCGATCACATCTGGTGTATTGTTTGATGCATCCATTACAACTTTAAAGGCATATAATCCCTGATTTGCTTGTACTGATTCCATATATGGTACTACCGTGGATAAAAACCTATTTCTAGTCTGTGTTGTATTGTTTTCAAATACAAGATATTTAGAAGTTGATGCTATGAATTTCTTAAGGTTAATTAATAGTCTTCGTACATTCACCCTGTCTAATGCAGATGCTCTCTTCTGTAATGTTTTTTGACCCCATGCACATACACCTACTCCAGGAAATGTTGCTATAGGATTAAGTCTATTTTGATATAATATATCTCTATTAGCATGAGTTAAATTTCTCTCTGCTTGATGTGCTGTGATTCCACCTCTATTAAGTCCTGCAGGAGCATACCATTCAGCTGATACTGAATCATTATATGCTAACACACCTGGCATTACAACAGAAGCTGGTACCCATACATTCTTAGCTAATTGATTATCTGTAATTTGTACCCATGGCCAATACATTGCAGCATAACTTGTATTATAATCATCTGTTTCTCCGTATGCAACTGTTAGTGTCTGTCCTTTTCCTACTGGATCTACGATTGCAATAGCGTCACCTCTTGTTTCACATATTGATATTGCTTTATTAACAACAGGTCCATGATCTTTTTGATTAACTCCTGGAACCATCAACATGTTAATATCATATTGATCTTGGTTTTGTAAAAGTAGTAATGCTTGATTATATGCAGCTCCTCCATTAACATTAGTTAAATCATTTGCATCAAATCCTTGAGAGTTACCAGATGTAATGTCACCGTAATATAATGCAGCTGCTGTATCTTGTACTCTAGTACCATCTGCTCCTGCTCCAAATGCTCCATTAAATGAACCACTACCGTCTGCAGGAAGTGATGAAGAAGCTGCAGCTATTCTGATGGTACCGTTTGCATCTAAGTAATCTACAGTCTTCTTAATTACTTCTACCCTTATATAAGCTGAGTTACCTTTATATTCACCTGATTGATATACGAACGGATCAGCTGAGTCTGAATTATCAACTGCCCAATAAGAATCACCAATTACTTTTGCAATATAATTAGTTGAATTTGGATCTAGAGATAATTGTGTCCAAGTTTCTAATACTGTTTTTTGAGTAGCAGTATCGTCACCTCTTCTAATTAGTAAGTTGAATGTACCTAATGCATTATTTTTACTAGTAATTTCCCATCTTAAATTATCTGCTGATCCTGATGTTAATGCATGATTTGTTCCTGTTGCTGTAGCACCAGATACGCCATCAACACTATTCATAATTGATCCCTGTGATAGTGTATGTATTTTGAATGAAGTTCCTGCAGATGATATGAGCTCATAAGCAGTTGATCCTGTTCCTACACTTGCGCTTGCATACGTAGAACTTGCTCCATCAACTCTAACTACAGTTAATGCTCCTCCATATTGCAAATACCTTTCTGCAGCATGTGATGTTAAATATTGATAGTAATCACTACCACTCTTAAATGTATTACCAAATTTTGAAACGTATTCGTTATATGATGTTACTAATGTTGGTATTCCTACTGGACCTTTTACTGTTGGTCCTACTACTGCAGCTCCAATTAGTCCAATACCAGCTGGTAAGAATGATAAGTCATTCTCTCTAGTAAACACCCCTGGTGATATTATTTTTTCAGCCATTTATTATCTCCTATTTTACTCTGTAGAAAGCGCGAAGCTCTTGATTTATTGTCGTATATAAATATATGGCTAAAAGTTCAAACTTTACTTTGTAGAAGTAAATTCACCAGTATCTATATTTATTGTTCCTTCTCCATACCTAGTTTGTAACTTATTCATTAAATCTGTACGCACTGTACCTAACTCATCAATACTTTTAAGAATAGTGTTTTTTTGTGTTTTTAAATTACTTAACTGATACTCTATATTTCCTAAATGAGAAATTTTTACAGTTTCTTGTTCTGCTATTGAATTAATCTGTGTTAATTCTTCCTGTGTTAACTTTATTACTTCTGACATAACTATATTCTCCTATTTATTTTTATTCCTTACCATCTTTACTATCTATTATATTTGCCGGCTTAATACCAACACTATTTATATCTGTTACTATTGATTCACCCATTACTATTTTTGCTGCTGTATAAGTTTTTGCACTACCTAATGCAGCTTGCTGTTGTATAGTTTTAGGTAATATATGACCATTTATTGTTATTTGAAACTCACTTTTTACTACTCTATCCTTTCCAATATCTAATTCAACAGTGCTAGGAAAATCATCAATCTTAGCTCTAACCATATATTTATTTTTGTCGCCCCAATATGTACCTTCACCATAACTTATGGCTTCTATTATACTATTCATTTGAGTTAAAAATTCTGTATATACAATACATGAATATGTAACTGTTATGTAGTCAGGTACTACAATCTTTTGTAAGATGCGAACTGGTTTCTTGCCTTGCAACCTATTATTTAATATATTAAATCTATCATATCTATTATCTAGATTATATCTTTGTTCTACTGTTGTGTATAGGGGATTATTTGCATCAACCTTATTACCTAAATTTCTATCTTTAGTAATACTATCACGTCTAAACACTAAGAACGGTAATTGTATTTTACCACGACTATTACGTTTTATTTCCGATGCTTGTATACTTTTCCAATTTTCAGGAGTTGCATATTGTACAGGTACTTTAGCTATATTACCAGAACTATCGGTTATTTGAAGTTTTACTACTTCATCAAAATAATATTTAACAGTTTCATCAATATCATATAGACCGGTATTTACATCTTGTATCTTGTCATTATCTCGACGAATTTGATTCGCTCGATCTACATTTAATCTGTTATGTTTAATATCTTTTTTTGCCATTATCTATACAATCCTTGGAATTCTTCATCTGTTCCACTTGTACCTACACTATCACTATGAGTAGGATGTTCTATATTTAGTTTTGATATACGTGTTAGGTGAGCTGCAGCTACTGTAGATAAACTTTCTCCATGTATACCGTTTGTATCGCCTCCATGTACATCTGTTACGTTTTTATTTCTACCAAACAAATATTCATTTCTATTTACTGTATCAATTTCCCAGTAATGAGAATCATAATATATTATATCACCTATATCAATTGCAAATGCATTGTCTTCTGTTTTACCTGACGTATTAATACCATATATATGTTCATTTAAGAAAGAGAATGTTACAGTTTGATTTACATCTATTCCAAAGTCTGTTGTTTCCCATTCCTGATCACCTCTATTTATAGCTGACCATATTTGTATACCGTTTCTCCATCTTTTATATCCATCAGGACCTTCTCCATATAAATTTACATTTGTTCTAACAACAGATGGTTTGAATATCATGACAGGTGTATCCAATATATTATTCAACACTTCAGATGCGAAGTGTTTAACTAACTGTCTGTCTTTTG